TATCCGTATCTGCCATCATGTGCTGTTCCAAGATTTCACTCCCAACGCTGGAGAAACAATTTGCCGTCGCCACAGGGTTGAAGGCAAAGGAAGCGAAAGTAGAACTTGAGTCCATCCTCGCGGATGTTCTCACAACCAAAACCAGCGCGCCCATCATGGTGCGTGCAAAATAAACAAAACAATGCAAAACAAACCGACACAGAAAGAAATAAATATCATAACCGCTCTTGGTTCAGATGTATCAGAGCAACTTGATGATCATTTCAAAATGATACTCATCGAACTCAACTCCAAGCTCCAGTTATTGGCAGATGCAAAGATCATCGATTGCGAAGAAGCTGACTGGTACAAGTGCAAGGCATTACACCTAGCAGTAGACTTTCTCCTAGATAAGGAGGATGAAGAAATCGAGCAGGAGTTATCCGGCTCTAACAAAGAAACAGAAAGGGCATACTAAAATGGCATACGAACACAAAGAGGGTCGCGGGACAATTTTCCCCAACGACTACAAGCAGGAAGAAAAGCACCCTGACTTCAAGGGCAAGGCAATGTGGAAGGGCGAGTTGATCGAGATTAGCCTTTGGGAAGGCGAAACATCGAATGGCGTGAAGAAGTTCAACGTCCAGATCAGCGAGCCTCGCGCACCGAAGGACAAGCCTCAAGGCTTCATCAAGCAGAACGCGCAGTCTTATAAGAAGCCTGCCGCGCCTGAACGCGAAGACGACATCCCGTTCTAAAAATGAGCGCAGTAGTTTCCAAGAAGAACGTCAAGGACGGCGATACATACATCTGCGACGACTGCGGTGACCCGATCATGGGAAGCCGCATACTCGCAGGCGAGATGGTCTATTATGTGAAACAGGATTTATCCAATCCGCATAATAACCGCTACCGCTGTGCCGACTGCCAAGACGATCTCTGGAATAACTACTGATGGAAAAAGTCTCATTCATAGTTCCTGTAGTGCCAGCCTCCATGCAGGGGGCTGGCAAAAGGGCTATGTGCATGGGGGGACGAGTAATTTTTTTCAAAGAAAAACGAGCTAAAGACTATGAATCTGTAATCAGATTTTATGCTCAACCACACATTCCAAATAAAAAATTCTGTGATCCTGTAAAGTTGACTATTGCCTTTGTGTTAAAGCGTCCTGTTTCACTTAATGGCAAAAAAATTTATCAAGGCAGGCTTCCTGCTACCAAGCGTCCTGATCTGGACAACTTAATCAAGTTCAGCGTACAGGATTGCCTAAACGAGTTTTGGGAAGATGACTCGCTTGTGGTTCAAATTGCCGCATCAAAGTGGTTTGCCGCTATTGACGAAACTCCAAAAATTGAGATTGCTATAGAGCCAATAGAGTGTATTAAATGAACGAAGCCACAGGGAGTTGACGCTCCGAGTGGCCTCTTACCTCAACCATACTTTTACTATGACTGAAGCTGTTCAAAATGTAGATGCCGTTGTGCATCGTTACAAGCGCGGAGATGTGCGCGATGATGGGAAAATTTTTTGGGATTACAAAAAAGGTTGCAAAAATGGGCAACATTGGGTAACTCCAGATCAATATATTAAATATAAAGAATCTGTTTACCTATATAATAGGTCTAAATTAAGAAAAGATGTTTGCAAAAGACACAGGCAGACTGACTTATGTAAATCTCAAAGCAAAAAATATAGATATTCAGAAAAAGGAAAAACTCGCAAAAGAAAATATAAGTATGAAAAATATCATAAAGATGATTTATACAAAATAAGAGAAGGGATCAGGGCATTGTTGTATGTTTCTTTTAAGAAGTCTGGTTTTTCAATGAAATCCAAGACGGCAGAAATACTTGGATGCTCTTTTGAAAAGTTTAAGTCATACATTGAACAAAGATTTCAAGAAGGAATGACATGGGATAATAGATCCGAATGGCATCTTGACCACATAGTTCCAGTATCGCTTGGTAAAACAGAACATGAAATCATCAAGCTGAATCATTACACGAATTTTCGTCCGTTATGGGCGAAAGAAAATCTTGCCAAAGGCAAGAGGCAGACAATACAACTGCAAATGTCGGTATAACCCCAATCCATCAATACATCACATGACATCAAACCAGATTGAGCTGGAGTTCGCTCCAATCGTACCAGAGTCACGCGAGGCTGGCATCTACAGCCGCTTCCTCAAGTTCCATGAGGCCAACCCTCATGTTTATAGCAACCTAGTTTCCCTTGCCCGCGCTTTCCGGCGCAAGGCACAGAATCACAACAGGAAGATGGGCATTGCCATGCTCTTTGAAGTCCTTCGATGGAATTACTTCATCGAGGTGGATCAGGGCGAGGAGGAGTTCAAGCTATCCAATGACTTCCGCGCCCCATACGCTCGCAAGATCATGGCGGACGAGCCTGACCTGTCAGACGCATTCAACATCAAGACATCAGTCGTAGACTAAAATGGACATCATCGAATCATTCAACAATTGGTATAAGACCGAAGGCATCAGGACACCAGTACCAGCCGGAGAGCATCACCATGAGTATTATCAGCGCATCGCCTATGAAGCCGGAGTTCAAGCCGCGATGAAGCATTGCGTGAACATCATTGACGAAGTAGAAGCTCGCCTGAAAAAGAAATGAACTACTACTCATTCCATGTGGGTGACTTTTCCGCCCACACATCACACCTGTACCCGATGGAAGAGCTGGCATACCGCCGGATGCTCGACCAGTATTACCTATCCGAGTCGCCGCTACCAGCGGATCCAGAGAAGGTAGCACGCCTAATCGGCATGAGGGATCAGTCAGCTATGGTATCTGAAATCTTATCTGAATATTTTGTGAAATCAGATGATGGTTGGACGAACAAGCGTGCCGATGAGGAGATCGCAAAGTACAAGGCCAAGGCATCACGCGCAACAGCCGCAAACCTCTCGCGCTGGGCGAACGCTACAGAGAAGAAATCTGATATCAGAACGAAATCAGTTCCCAACCAAGAACCAAGAACCAATAAGCCTATCATAAAAAAGGAAAAGGTCGCTGAAGCTCCTGTTGTTTTTCCTACGGAACTTGATACGGATGAGTTCAAGCGGAATTGGGAGCAGTACCTCAACTATCGAAAGGAGCGCAAGCTCGCCACCCTCAAGGCGTCATCCATTGCCACCAAGCTCCAAGAGATGGCAGGATGGGGTCATCAGGCGGCGATCAGATCAATCGGTAACAGCATCAGCAACGGATGGCAGGGACTCTTTGAGCCTAACAACCCTGCCGTTTCAGTAAAGAACCCAACACAAACATATAAACCCAGCAAATATTCAGGAGTATTCTAGTCATGGAAACGATTTCAACGAATTGCATAGATTGTAACAGCATCTTTGATGCCGAAAACATAACCTTCAACGGACGAACCCTGTTCAGTAACTCCATCTGCCCCACCTGCCTCGACAAGCGAGTAGAGGAGTCGGAGCGCAATCGCCAGCGCGAAGTCCTAGAAAGCCGCAGGAATGCGTTTTGGAGCGAAGTGCCTAGATTGTACGCAGAAACTGATAAAGCGCGCTTACACGCCAACCTAGCGCGTGCAATCGATAGCTGGGAGTACAGCCCAAAGGGACTTGGCATGATCGGAGAGTCAGGACTGGGAAAGACACGCGCCGCCGTCGAGATCCTCTACAGGGAACACGAAATGGGTCGGAGCATCTGCTTCCTCAAATCCACCAAGTTAACCCAGCACGCGCAGGACAGGTTCAATCACGACGACCAGATCAAGCACACCGCGGAAGTCCGGCTACGCAAAGCCTACACCTGTAAGCTGTTACTCCTCGACGACCTTGGCAAGGGACGCCTACCAGCGTCAGCAGAGGAACTCCTATACGACCTGATCGATGAAAGATCAGAGCGCGGACTACCTATAATCTGGACATCCAACGCCAACGCCGATGACCTCAACTCCATGCTATCAAAAGACCGCGGTGAGGCAATCATCCGCCGACTCGTTGAATTCTCATCCATCGTAACCCTATGAAAACAAACACAAAAACAAAGCCAGCACCCAAACTCAAGCGCGGAGACTGGAACAAAACAAAGACCAAGCAGTTCTGGGCTATGCACCCATCAGGACGCGAGATGTGGGTCACCCCAGAGCGAATGGAGAAGGCTGTCCTAATTATGAAGATGAAATGGTAATCCACCCTGAACCAGATCCAGACGATATATGAGACCCAAAATCATCCTCACAACTGAAAACAATCAACCTGAAAAACCAAGGTGCGTACTTTGCAATCATCCAACAGACATCTACAGCGACACGCGCCTCTGCGAAGTCTGCGATTCATCACAAAAGATGAAAGGCATCCCTTTCCCTGAAATCACCGATCACGACGAACAAATTTGTGAAGTATTAGCTTCAGATGTTGAATTTTACAAAGACATGATCAGGTCGCTTCGTAAATGCCTCGCTCAAGAGAAAAAAGCGCGCCGCAAGGAAGTCAGATCACTCCATAAATCAAACCTACAAAACAAGAAAGAACGCGATGAAGCAAAGCTAGCATTCAAGATACTAGGAGATAAGTACGACGACCTCATCAACGAAATCAAAGCAAAACAACAATAGCATGGCATTCACAATCCCAGTACCAGACCATGTCATCATCGAAAGCATCAAGCTATCCTTCGCCTCCAAACTAGGCAACCGCAACGATGGATCAGACGGCTCCGAAACCGAACAACTTGTGGGCATCATAGGCCAAAACACCATCCTCCATACCCTAGATCGCGAACTCATGCAGGAATCAACCCAACACGACGGCGGAAGCGACCTGTCCATCTATGGCATCCTATTCGATATCAAGACAATGGGTCGAACCTGCACACCAAAGCTCGACTACATCAACAACCTAATCGCCTCACAGACATCCCTTGAATGCGATGCCTACATCTTTACAAGCCTAAACAAAAGAAACCTGCGACTAACCATCTGCGGGTGGATGCCAAAAGAACAAGCCATGCTATCCGGCAACCTATACAAAAAAGGCGAAGTCAGGACTCGCGAGAACGGCACTCAATTCGCAATGAAGGCAAACACATATGAGATCGAAAACAGCCAGATCAACTACACGGCTAAAAGCATTCAGGATTTGCTTATGCAAATAAAAGACTATGCGCTGGCTCAAAAATACACATCTTCTGTCACTAATCGTCAAGCATATAATCTCTTTACAGAGTAAGATAATTAGTTAAGGTCGTTAATCATTAATGTTGTTACATAAGAGAAATTCTCCCACCCACTTCTATGCCGATTCTCAAAAACCCTGAACACGAACGATTCTGCCGCCTGATCTCGCAGGGTCTCAACCAGACCGAGGCGTTCCTCAAGATCCGCCCCGATGTCCAAAAGAAGTCGGCTCCTGTTACCGCCTGCCATTGGGCGGCTAGGCCGGAGGTGAAGACCCGCCTTGCCGAAATCAAGGAGGTAATCGACAGCCAGTTCGCGATGCAGATCGGTGAGAAACGTGATCTACTCCGGCGCATGGCCTTGGGAGAACTACCGACCAAGATCACCAAGAAGTCTAATGGTCAGGTCGAGGCTACCTTCGATAGGTTGGCGGCATTACAGGCCGATGCCAAGCTGGGCGGTGAATATGCGCCTGAACAACACATCGTGACCACTGGGCCTACCCTGAAGCTGGAGTTCAATATGGTGGGTCGCAACACGAATCTGACGCCGGAGCTAGAGGAGGAGTGGAAACGCCTGAACGCGCCTCCGGAGGTACGCACCTATAACGAGCCAGTGACGATTGAGGCGGAGTTTGAGCGGTATCAGGATATGGAGATCGATCAGGATCCGCCGTCCCTGAAGGCTGTTACAGAGATAATCGATGAGCTGGAGACCTAATTCCATTATTTATGAGTGCTATTATCTGTAGTTATTGATTATCTACTCTGATGACCGCCTCCGATATGCCTATCATAGCCCATGTTACATCGATACTTTTCCTCATAGGATTTGCTTTCTTTATATGTATTATAGCTAAAAAGACCCGCAAGGTAGTCCGCCGCGGCAATAAAGCCGTCAGACGCCGGAAGAAAGCAGGCTTTTAATTACCCGCTTGACGCGCCATCCGCGGGATGTTAAAAGATCCTCACTATGGCTAATTTTATTGAAGGCAATCTTTACGCAACCAATGCGACTCCCGCTCTCCAGTACGGGACGAACAAGTCTACGACTACGACTAACACGCAGTCTGCTAACGAGCCACAGGTCATCTGGTCATGCAAGAAGGTCAGCAAGACCTTTGTTACTTTCCTTGATCATGAGAACACTATCAGGAGGCTTCGCAAGCGCGCCGACCTCCTTGGTAACTTCGTGTACCCATTCGGTCGTTTCGCCGGATGCCCTGTCCTCCGAGCCGAATACACGCTTGGTAAGGACACCAACAGCGGTCAGCAGTAATCAGCGTTTCTTGCTGGTCTTGGCTGGAGTCTTCACGACTGCGCGCCCGTAGATCGTCTTCTCGCGGGTGGCGTCCGGCAGGTTCTGGACGAAGATCCTCATCCGCAAGGCGTAGTCTGGATTCATCAGGCTGATCAGGTGTGAGAACTCCTCGCCCGCGGCGGCTAACTTGGTCGCCTCTGTGTATGTGTGTATCTGTAGCTGGTCGTACTGGCTCTTCATAGTTGCCAACTTGTATCATATGCCCTAACTAATTCAACGCATGAATGAAGAAAAACAAGACACGGGATATCGACTAACTCCACCTCACTCAATCAAGGTCTATCATGGACACGCGCTGAAGATCCGGCAGGAGGCCGACAGGGATGAGGAGATGGGCATGATGTACGCGGCGCAGTACATCCTGATGAACACGACTAGGAACGCGGTGGCTGTCAGTGAGATAGACGCCAAGATGTCGGAGCATATCGTCCGGCAGTATGTCCAGCACCTGTTGGACTTCGATCAGTTTGAGGCGGCGGCGACGATCCTATGGGGGCCGGATGTGTACGACTGGAGGCCGCGGTCATCTCGTGACACATGGCGGTGTCTATTTGCGGGTGACAAGTTGATGGTTCAGGGAGCCGGAGCTATGGGCAAGTCATTCGGCGCGGCGGCATGGTTCTATTTGGACTGGTGGCGTGACCCAGAGTACACCTGCATCAAGGTGATCTCTCTGACGAAGGAACACGCGGAGAGGAACATCTTTGCGAACATCAAGACCTTCCATCGGACTGCGCTGGTGAAGCCTGTGACCGATCAGGAGGAGAAGGCGACGAGCATTCAGGTGACCAACGACAGCAAGCAGGGGATCCATCTGGTGGCGATCCCCAAGGGCGAGAGCGGTCATGGAACCCTGCGTGGATTCCATCCGATACCGCGGTCAGGCAAGGAGCATCACAAGTGGGGGCGTCTGTCGCGCACCCATGTGGTGTTGGACGAGGCCGAGGAAGTCCCTGTGGGCGTTTGGGAAGGTATCAACAACATCCTGTCTACGGCGGATTCTGACAGCTACAAGGGTCACATCAAAATCTTTGGTGCGTCGAACCCGCGGGATAGGACGAGTGACTTCGCGCAGAGATGCGAGCCGAAGGATGGCTGGGGATCGGTGGACTGCGAGGATGACTTTGAGTGGGAGTCGCGGGAAGGTTACCATGTGTTGAGGCTGGACGCGGCGCGCTGTGAGAATGTGATCGAGAAACGGATTGTCTACGCAGGCTTACAGACGTATCAGGGATTCATGTCGTACATCTCGCGAGGCCGGACTGCGGAGGCGATGACGATGGCCCGCGGGTGGTTCCCAGAGGAAGGACAGGCGATGGGGATCATCACGCCTGCCATGATGGACAACGCCATTGGTGTGGTACGATTTACTGGGCCTGTGGTGGCTCTGGCGGCGTTCGACTTGGCACTGGAGGGTAATGACCAAGTCATGTGTTCTTTCGGGCGTTTTGGGCTGTCTGATGGGTGGACACCGCAGAGCGGTCAGTTTATCCCGTTCAAGGCTCCGAAGGTTGTATTGCAACTGGACTCGCAGATACCCTTCCCAAAAAAGGCGACGTTGGAGCAGACGCAGGCGATCATCAAGTTTGCGAAGACGATGAAGATTAGTCCCAACTGGCTGTGTGTGGATCGTACTGGCAACGGCGCGGGCATTCACGACTCGTTGTGTTCGTTATTTGGGCGCGAGGTAATGGGAGTGAATTACTCATGGGCGGCGACTGACACTCACATTCTGGGCGACGATAGTCAGAAGGCGTCGGAGTTGTACAACGGCGTCGTGACCGAGTTGATCTTTGGGTTGGCAAAGTATCTGGAGTTTGAGTACCTGAAGATCAGTCCTAGCTTTAGGAATGAGACGCTGATCCGGCAGGCAACGGCGCGCAGGTATAAGCAGAAGGGCAAGGGTCTGGTGAGGGTGGAGAGCAAGGGTGAGTATTGCAAGCGGACGAGGAGCAAGTCGCCGGACGAACTGGATTCGCTGTCGATGTTGGTGTTCCTGATGCGCCAGCGGGGTGGGAATGTGGCTACGATGACCGAGACGAAGCCGGAGGGCAACTCGCGCCAGCGTGAATTGCAGAGCCTTGTTGACAAGATGGAGTTTGTTGATATGTCTGACTAGCTATGAATACAGACAACCCATTACCAAAGTTTCCGTACACAGGACGGCGGTTTACTAGCACCGAGGCGTTCTTGGATGACAAGCCGATCCTTCCGTACCATGAGGTGACCATTGAGGATAATGTCGCATGGAAGGTAAACCCTGACTGGGTGAGCGCGCCATACTATGAGGTGTTGGATCACCAGCCTGAAAGTGGCTACTTCAGGAGGTTGAAGGATTCATGAAGCCGAAACATAAATGCCCAGCCTGCGGTACGGAATGCAAGCAACACCAGTGCAAGGCGTGTCAGGAAAAAGCGGCTATAGTCTACAAACGCATGGGTAAAAATAGGCCATAACCTCATTATAGAATCGTATTTACTCTGTAAAATGTGCTATAATCGGTAAAAAAATTTCATATTACCCTTTGGTGTAATGGGAACACATCTCCCTTTGGAGGAGAAATTCATGGTTCAAGTCCATGAGGGGTAGCCAATTTATAGGGAGTTTAGGAAGTTTAGCGAGTTTACAAAGGCTTGACACTTTTTGATAAATGAATAGGATTTGTATCTGCTAGGGTTGATTGACCCTGTAACGGCGTTCCCTAGTGGATGCTGTTTATTAGGTTGAATCATCATAATCGGAGGAGGCATTGAGGGGTCAAGTCTGGGGGATGTCAACCAATTGTTGCGAACCAGAGGAGATAGCGACCTGAACCTCCTCCGATTTTTTTCTTTTCTTTTTACCAGCTTGGGTTTTTAATTGAGCTTCATGAATACATCAACCACCGACACCACACAAACGCCTAGGACGGATGAGGCTTGCGAGGCAATGGGCCTAAAGGCCTTTGTAGTGCCAGTAGAAACCTCCCGCCAGCTAGAGCGAGAACTCGCCCAAAAAACCAACGAGGTCGAGAGGCTCCGCAAAGTCATGCGAGAATATATCGACTTTATGGATGAGAACCTTGGAACAACTGCCGATTGGCCTATGGAAGCGGCATTTGATGACGAAACTACAGCGCAACGCCATTGCGATCTACTCAACGCCATGAAGCGAGAAGTGAAACCAGAGGACATCAACTAATATGTACGGAATCCAAGATAAGATTAACCAAATCCTGCGAGGGGCAGAAACCATTCGCAAGAATCAATCCATGAAACCATTACAACCCGTCAATTCTACTACAACATTCTTTGCTGGGAAGGAACCACAGACACTCGACAACGAGGTCGAGAGGCTCAAAGAAATGGTCATGGATGCCGCAAAGCGTGGCGACGAACTCGCCGCTCATTGGAAAGAGCGAGCCGAGAAAGCCGAGGCGATCATCAAACAACTCAACCATTACGCAGGGATCATTGAAGGATTCCAAAACACAGACAAATGAACCAAAACACCACACACTCCGAAACTGGAAATGGAAACCATTCTCTTGCAGACTTTACGATAAGCAGACTTCAAGAGGCTCTTGAAATTGCCAACAAGTCTGCCGACGACCAAATGTTCCAGAAGCTAGAAGCAGAGAACGAGGTCGCAAGGCTCCGCGAGCTTCTGAACCGAGCTTTGGAATGCTTAAAGGTTTATGGAGGCTTTTTAGGTGTAGAAGCCGCGAGACAAATCTCCGAAGAACTCGCCCCCACGCCAGAGGAACCAGCAAAACCTGCTTGCCACAACACCACGCACAAGTTCAGCCATTGCGATTGCAAGCAACCTTCAGAAAAGGACACATCCACCGAAACCTGTCCTTCTCAAAAGGACACCCAATCCTAATGAACACCGACACCTTTAACAAAGCATTAGACGCTTGCGTTGAGTACAGAAAGCAACTTGACGAGAAAACCAACGAGGTCGCAAGACTCCGTGAGTCCCTAGACCGATACGAGGACATCATAAACAAGCAAGATGATGAGTTGATAAGACTCCGTGAGGAGAATGCCGAACTAAAACAAGGAAAGGTCTTTGTTGATCCCAAGTGGATCTACAGCCTAGAAGCCCAATTAGCAAAAGCTCACGAAGAACTTTGCCAAGCAGGACTCCGAGAATATGGAAACTAAAAATAAGCCAAAGCAAAAATGGATTCCTAACCCAAACTACGCAACTGCAACTCATGAGGTTGATCCAAAATTGCCAGTGTATGATCAGATAGAAACCCTAGATGGGGTAACGATGGACGAATGGTATAGAGGGTTTGCAAAGATCTTAAGCACGGAACTAACAGAGTAATCTGTTAAAAAAAACGCTACATATTTTTAACACTATGACGAAAAAGCATACACTATTTCTGACAAAATTTATTATTCAAAAGTAGTATAAACGATTTATTACCAATTGGTAGTACACATTCAATAGTATTTAGTGGTTCAAATTCAATAAGAATAAGTCAGCAATACCAAACACTACACCAATTTGTGCATGTTACATAAAGAAAGTGTAGTGATCACACTACATACTTTGCACTTGTGTAGCAGATCGTAGACATCTCTCAAATGTTGATGATCGTAGACACCTGATTGCTCACCGAATTATACCTGATTGGGTATGATTCATAAGTTATAAATCACAATTATCACCGCAAGGGTATATTGTCATGTCGATGAATCCGCGTTTTCTGTACATGAGAGCGTTGATATGTACACGATATCGACATTTACTTTACACAACGACGATTTAAGTAAAGTGCGCTTTACACAAAAGAAAAGACCCTCACTCGCACATGACAACGAGTGAGGGTCTAGCACTAGCACACACTAACAAAATGGACGCCCTCTCGCCTTCAACCCAAAGACGAGAGAGCAGTTGAGAATCTACAGCACAAGAGAATCGCAACGATGAAAATATGCCGTTGACAATGATGTGGCGCAAGGATAATCGTAATAAATCTACAGCACAAAAGTAGATATCGTAACCACTGGAAATCGAGATTGTGTCGAGCCACTGGCGAAGGCAGGAGCCGCGCATAACCCTCGCGGCTTAATTCGGAGGACACACACTCCAACCTCATTGCGCTCCGATTTGAGAGCAGGCTAATCCTTGGGCTGTGGCATGAGAGACGCTTTTCGTCATATGTGATATTGATCTGATTTCAGATCTCACTTTTATCTTTTCTATTTTCTTTGGGGGGTTTCTTTTTATCTTTTCTTTTTAACGCTGGGTGATCAATTCTAACCTTCTATGACAACTACAAATAAATTAGATGAGCTACTGGATTCAGGAATGATAAACGAAGACGCCCTGACGGCGGACGGCTTCGACGAATGCGTGATCGGCGCAACAACTGATGGATGCGTAGTCTACGAGGCTGGCAAGATGGTCGATCAAATGGTAACTGAAGGCATGGAATACAATGACGCCATAGATCATTTTTACTACAACATCGCAGGCGCGTATGTCGGTGAATTCACCCCAATCTATGTCTGGCTATAATATGGAAATCAAAACACCCACCCACATTGAGCAGGTAGCAGTCAAAAAACTGATACCATACGCTAGGAACAGCCGCGCTCACAGCGACATTCAGGTGAGTCAGATCGCCGCCAGCATCAAGGAGTTTGGATTTACGAACCCTGTGCTGATTACGGACGAGTGCGACATCATCGCAGGTCATGGTCGCGTACTTGCCGCCAAGAAGCTAGGACTGGATTCAGTACCCTGCATCAAGCTGGATCACCTGACAGAGACCCAGCGGCGAGCCTACATCATTGCCGACAATCAACTGGCACTCAACTCAACATGGAGTTTTGATATGCTTTCTGTTGAAATTGACGAGTTAAATGACGCCAAGTTTGATGTGTCGCTACTTTCCTTCACCAACGAACAACTGGCAGAAATGATCGGATCTCCTGAAGAACCAGTAGATAATGGCCTGAAAGCGGATGAAAAGGAGAGAGAAACGTGCATTTGTCCCAAATGTCATCATGAATTTGTAAAGTAGTTATTACTTGCCCTTGGCTTCTAAATAACATATCACACCCTAATGGCAAAACCGATAATCGGGATGATTCCGCCTTCCGGCTGGCATTACATTGATGGTGATGTACGGCTGGATGGGCATAGCTACGACAACCTGAAGAGCGTTGTTGAGAACTATCGTGCCGAGAACGGACTTCCATCAGGCGATGTTGAGGGCGACATCAATAGCTTCATTTGCTCCAATTGGCCTACATTCTGTCATGGCGTTGACATGGTATCAATTACTAGCGTCAACCCTGATACGGCGTCCACAGAGCTTCGGAATGACATCCAAGCATGGGGAAAGAACATCTTAAATAGTAATCGACAGCACCTGCTTGTTACAGACGAGCTGGCAGAGGCTCGCGCAAAAATCTGTAATGTCTGTCCGAACAATGTAAATTGGAGGGGCGGGTGTTCTTCCTGTGTCTCAACAACCGAGCGACTTGTTGCAAGTGTCCGGCAAGGTCGAGACACGATTACAAGCCCAATGCTTGGCGGTTGCAGTAGCATGAGGCATGACAACAGGACGGCTATTTTCTTTGACAGGTCAGAGCTTCACAAGCCATCTGATCTGCCATCGAATTGCTGGGTAAATATCTAATTATGGCAAACCTAAAACCACTTCCTCCGAAAATTACAGATGCATTTGCAAATAAATCCGCAAGAATTGCTGACGCGCATGATAAACCACGCATTCTTGACCTCGATGTGGTTGACCCAGATATTGGGAATCTTGACACAATAGATCCAGATACCCTTCAGGTACGCCGGACATTCAAGGACGCCACACAGGCGCATAGTGCCTACAGGCGGCTAAAGCAACAGAATGTCGAGCGTAACAAGAAGAATCAACTGATTCAGAAAAAACTCAATAACGAGCCTCCATACAACGCCAAGAAATTGGAGTCGATGGGTCAGAACTGGAGATCGAATAGGCCGACGGGATTCATTTCGACGATGATCAGCCGGATCCAGCCTCCATTCCGGCAGGTAATTGAGACGGCGGCTACGCTTACCTTTGCCGAGTATCCGATTGAGAGTATCGACGCCGAGAATAAGACTAAAGTATTCCGCGAGGAGATTACGAAGTGCATCCGCGGGTGGAAGGGATTCGACGATCTTGTGGCACAGGTTGTCCATGAGAATACGACATTCGGATTCTGCGGTATGTGCTGGGACGATCTGCGCGACTGGAAGCCTGAATTCCTTCGACAAGATTACACCTTCTTCTCCATTGAGACTCCCCAACAAACTGACCAGACGCCGATCTGGGCGCGAAAGAGACGCTATCAGATCGCTGAATTGCTTCCTGTGTTGGAAAACCCAGAGCTTTCGGCATCCGCTGGATGGCACATTCATCACCTTGTCCAGAGTATCAACAACGCGATCCCTGCTGGCAGGACACTTGATGCTGACGACGACGCTCGTAGGTATGAGGATTGGATCCGCGAAGGTTCCTACGGCGCGAGTTATGAGAACGACGCGAAGTACGTCGAACTGGGCGAGATCCTCGTTCGTGAACCTCACGGCAAGATCAGCCGATACCTATTTGATGACAAGAGCGGTCAGGAAATCTGCACGCAGGTAGATCGCTACAACAAGATGAGTGAGTGTCTCGCGCTATTCAGCGTAGAGATTGGATCCGGCAATCTGATGTCTAGCCGCGGAGCAGGCCGTGATCTTTACAATACCCATGTCGCCGTCGAGAAAGCTCGCAACCTTGCCGTGGATGACGCATACCTCAAGGGTCTGTTGCTATTGAAGAAGGGGCCAAACGCCAAGACTGGAGTTGCTCCTCTATCGGTCATGCACCCTGTTGCATATGTTGCAGAGGGTTACGAGGTCATCCCTCAATCATTCGCCTCTGATGTGGAAAACTTCCTGAAGTTGGATCAATTCATTTCCGGCCTAGCAGAAATCCAAGTCGGCACATTCTTGCCATCAACTCCCGCGGATACGCAGGGACAAAAGAAAACGGCGTCGGAAGTCAATAGGACAGCCGCTATTGAGAACCAACTGCGCGAGGGAATCCTGATGCGATTCTCCCGCCAATTCTCACAGGCAGTTGAGAGGATGCAACGCGGTATTTGCCATCCTGAACACATTAAGGCGGCGGCTGATCTCAAGGCGATGCTGGACATGGCTCGCCAGACAGAGCCTAACGCCGTTTGGGCGCGCCGTGAAGTTGTGGACGCCTTTGATCGTTCGATGATGGAGATGCCAAAGTTCCTAGTTCCCTTTGAGGTTCCTGAACACTTGGACGAAGACGCAATTCACACTTGCTTGAATATGCTGGAGCGCAACCTACCTCCGTCCGACATCCTTTTGATCGCTTACTCACCTGCCAGCCAGCTTCTTCAGGACACGACTCCTCAAGACAACGTCGTTCTGGACTCACTCATCCAACGCTACACGGGCAATCCGAACGTCAATCAGGATGAATTACTCAAGCTGGATTGGAGCCGAAAGCTGGGCGAAAATGTTGCCAACGCAGTCATTCTGCCGAAGGATCAGGTTGAGGCACTTGCCATCGAGGCAACTCGCCAACAAATCCTTGAGCTTCAGTCAATCATTGCGGGTCAGGAGATACCAGTATCTCCGAGGGATAACGACATCGTTCACCTCGACACGATGATGCAAAAGCTGATTCCAGTCATTGCCAACATCCCTGCCGGAGGGTTAACTCCAGAGGGATCAGTACCGCTTGCTAAAGCCATGCAACACTTTGCAGGCCATGTTGAGGCGGCACAGGCCAAGGGCGCACCAAAGCAGGCCATTGAAAAATACAAGCAGGCACTGAAAGAGGCTCACAAGCATTTGACTGCCGGACATGGAACTCCTCCGCCTCCAGAGGTTGCACCTGCCGCCGCACATCACCGCGGTGGAGGTCAGCGACCAACTAGTGTAGCGAAAGAAACCATGCTCCAAAACCAGTATCAGTCAAAGACTCCCGACCAAGTCGGATCAGTGAACAGCATAGCAAATCCACCAAGACCGCCAACCGCGGCATAACTTCAACAACAAACCAACTAAAACTATGGGCGGCGCAAATCCAATTCAACAAACACCTCAATCCGGCACAGAGATCAAAGGCATGATCGATCCGAGCGGCATTCAACAGGATGTCTCTCTTATGAGAGCAATGCCACTTAAAGAAGAGATGCCACTTCGCAAGTATGAAAAAATGGAAGCCGAAAAAATGGTTGAACCCAATCTTTCAGATGATGAAAAGTTGCAGGCTAATTATGAGCGCATTGAAAAACAGGGCATGAGCGATCAGGGAATTGTTTCTCCTGAAGAGCTGGACAAAGAACTAGCCAGCCTTGGCTCTGACCTAAAACAAGGCGTGCAAACCAAATTGATCAACCCAGCCATGCAAAAACTTGCAAAGATGATGGGTGGAAGTCAAAACGGACTTGGCAGGGACGCTACCCAAGGGGCATTCAAGGGAACATCCCAGACGAAGGCTTCGATTAGCGACATCACCGAAGGGTTGAAATAACTATGGGCGGAGCCGTTCAAGCAACGCACTTAAATCCATCGCAGGAATCTCAATTCCAGCAATGGAAGTCTGTGAACGCTCCCAATGACAGCGGCTCTGATTATGATTTACGCGGCGCATTTTTAGCTGATGTGAAACCAGATCCTATTCGTCATCACATGACAGACGAATTTAAGATGCCAAATCATCCAACATTTTCCACAGGATCTAAATACTCCACGCCGCAACACATGGGCGGAGAATGGAGCAACGCCCAAGGAAGAGACGCATACGAACCTTCTAAATGGATGGAATCAGATCCTAAAAGAATGGCTGATCTGCAAGTTTATATGAAAGAAAGAGAACCAAATGCAGTATTGATTCGCAGACCATTGCAATAAATAACTATTGACATATTAATCCAATAGTCAGAAAACCTATGCGTCTTCTGACACAACAAATAAATTATGAAATGGGAAACATCTGATTCTGCGCGCTTTCGTGAATACAATTCTAAAACTGGTGGGAAGCTGATCACTTTCTTGCAATCAGTAGTCCCCATTACCACTGGCAACACTATTGAGCAGGTAGCTCTGGAGGCAAAATATAAGGAAGGCGCGGAGTTTATTATTCGCCAACTCAACGATATACTTTTAGACGAAAACAAACAGGATGATGCTTCGTCGGCGTCGTTCACATCAATGTAATAATTGGTGTTATAAATTATGGAAGAAAACGAAAACCTAGTACCCGAAATCACCGCGGCTAATCCCGATGGTGGAGCCGAGAACCTCAACGCCGACCCTATCAGTCCGGCGACACACGAATCTATCGATTCGCTTCTAGATGAAGCGGAAAGAGAGACTGGAGTAATTCCAGAAACTGAACACCAACCCACAACATCGAATGAAGACACTACAACACTTGATAGCATCTCTGGAACAGAGAACAAACAGAATAACGAAATTACTCCAGAGCCTTTTCAATCAGGTACAGAAGTATCCGAACCAAAGGCTGGAGTCGAAGTTCAAGCCAGTTCCGTTCAAGAACAAAAAACCGAAATCGATCCAGAAATTCTCGCCATCGAACAGCCGCGGAATCTCTCCGAAAAGAATCAAAACAATTGGAGGAAGCTCCAAGAAACCGCTAGCGAATACAAAAAGCAAGCGGCGGAAGCCCAAGTCCTCCGCGAAAGACTAGCCGAGGCCGAGAAGCGTCCGGCACAGACTCCCGAAGACTACGAGGAGTTAAAGAAGTTCAGGCAAATATTCGACATCAAGAATGATCCTGAATTCCAAAGCAAGTACACCCAGCCTATCAATGCGGCGAAGGAGAACATCTATGCCATCATGCGTAAGAATGGTGCTAGCGATGATGTCATTGCCAGTATTGAGAAGGCAGGTGGGCCGGATAAGATTGACGACAAGTGGTGGCAACAGAACGCCCTGTCGAAGCTGGGACTTACCGACGCTGAAAAACTAAAGAGGAACCTGATTGATGTTGCCGACCTGAAAGAAAAACAGGAAGGCGAGATCGCTTACGCCGCCGAGAACGCGGAGAAAATCCTTGAACAGCGTCAAAATCAGTCCAATGAGTGGTACGAGAACGAGACGACAAACATTCGTAACCATGTCGAGGAGCTGACAAAGGAAATTCCTTGGGCTAGGTATCAAGCAACTCCTGAAAATGCTACACAGGAGCAGATCGAGAAGATCCAGAAGCACAATCAAGTAGTGCAGAGCTTGGAGACCAAGTTTAATAGTGCGCTATGGCCTCAAAACGCCAATGAAAGAGCTTCTGTCGCCGCGGCGGCTGTCTACAGCCATGTGCTAACAAACCAGCTACAAATCGAACAGAACGCGAAAGCCGCGCTTGAGGCACAAGTCAAGAAGCTGACAGATGAGAATAGCAAACTGAAGTCTTCCGGCAAGATGCCAAAGCAAAGCGTGAACACGCCATCCACTATCAAGAACAACGATCTCAACTCGCGCATCAAGATGTCTGCATCCGATGCAATCGATCTGGGACTTGACGAAGCCGGAGCATAATTATGGAAATACGCGATCCCGTTAGCACTCCGATGCAGGAGAGGACAAACCGCGCTCTTGAGTCATCCGACCCATTCAATACGCCGATCCCACCTCCGCGCAGGTTGGACGGGAGACCAGTAGATCCAGTTGTTCCTGTTGTTATACAGCCTGAACCTGAACCAGAACCTGAACCTGAACCAGAATATCCAACTGGAGAAACGCTAGCAGATGGGCCTGTAGTTCCAGATGAAATCAGACTAGAGCATGAGATTCTTGGAATCCCAAAAACAGCAGTTAAACGAGGACGCAAGCCAAAGCAGGCACTAGAAAAAGTTGAAGCACCCAGAGTTTCTAATCCAATTATCGAATCAAGAACCCAAGAAGGGTTGCCTTCGTACCGCTGTGAGTTCGCTGGTCGCGACATCTTTGTTGGCTGGCCTTGGTACAAGTCTAGCAATCCTGTCACTGCCGCGGTCAATGTGGCACTTGCACTAGACTTTGGTCGTGACAAGATCCGCTTCGATATGAGTATTGGCGACGCGAAGATTGAACACTCTCGCAACCGACTTGCTCACAAGTTCCTTGAAACTGATGCAAAATGGATGCTGATGATCGACGACGACATCATCCCATCAATCGGACGGCCTGCATGGTTTAAGTATTGGGTAGCCGGAGCGCGCAATCTTGGCGATCTACCTCTCCAGCGTCATGTACTTCACCGATTGATTGGAGCAGGTAAGAACCTTGTTGGAGCGGCTTACTTCGGGCGTCAGGAAGGAGGAGCTATTATGTGCGCCGATCACCTGCTAGCACCGCGGGCGAAAGCCTATGAGGATGCCATCGTTCCAGTCGATTGGGTTGGAACAGGGTGTATGTTGATCCACAGAAAAGTATTTAACGACATTAAGGAAAAGTTTGGGGACTCGCTTAAAATCGATGTTCCAGACTATGACTACGATTATTTCCGACCATTTGATAGCGCACGCGGCGAGGATGTCTCGTTCTGCATCCGCGCCAAGGAAGCCGGACACCAACCTCATGTGGATCTTGGCTTGCCAGTGTTTCATGTTGGCTACAAAACCTATTGATGAAAAAAATCTATTCTTATTACCAAAGCATCGTTCTTTCAAATCAGCAGGAGGAATTCGCGTGCGCGAACTGGTGGAAGGCTAGCTGGACTCACAACGGATGGGAACCCGTCATGCTCAATAGGAGCCATGCACAGGCAAGCCCATTTTACAATAAGCTACAACAAAAGTTGATGCAGACATCTATGGGATTACCTGCCGAATTAGTCGCCAGATTCGATTGGATTGTCGCTCGTTACATCCGATGGTGCGCCCTGCACGCCGCCGGAGGAGGGTGGATGTCTGACTACGATGTCCTGAATAAGGCTTTCAAGCCAGAACTCGCAGAAGGATATGAAGTTGATTCGACTCTGCAAATAAACGCTGGAAGTCCGGCCTATATCTTTTATGCGACTCAAGATCATTGCGCGAATGCTATTAAAAAGTTCCTCATAGAGCCGTTGTTTGAAAATAGTAAAATGATTGAGGAGGCAAATGTTCTGGAAGTGCTAGGTGGATTGTATTCTATTTTACCAAATTTGCATCATGCAAAATCAACGCCGGAACTACCGAGGTCTGCGGCAATGAAAAATATTGCATCACCTGAAGAATGAGAAGCCCATTTGCAAAACGAATAACTTGTGTTCACACAGGACACATTGGTGACATTATAGCATTTCTTCCTGTATTTCAAAAAATTGGAGGAACCAACCTAATGATTCGTGATGAGCATTGGATGGAGCCAATGTCAGGATTCAAATATGATTCATTAAAGCCACTTTTAGAAAGCCAAGGAATTGAGGTTTCATTTAATTATGCGACATCTATCGACTATGATATGTCAGGATGGCGTGAGTGTTATAGCGACCACATTTCTTTGACCGATTCTCAAGCTAGATATGTCAATCTTGTGCCAAGGAACGGAAAACTTACCATAAATCAACCTTGGATCAGAGTAGAAGATGATCCTAACGGCAAAGATAGGGTAATCTTTAACAGAACACCAAGATACAGGAATCCTGAATTTAATTGGAAGAAAGTCCTCAAACATTTCGGCAAAAAGGCACTCTTTGTAGGAAGAAAAGAAGAGCATGAAGATTTTTGCAATGAAATAGGTGATGTTGATTACTATCCAACAGAAAATTGCCTTGATGTTGCAAAAGTTATTTCAGCATCAGATTTTTTTGTCGGCAATCAATCAAGTTCTTTCTGGATAGCGGCAGGATTACGAAAGCATTTGCTTCAGGAAACATTTGCTCCAGCACCAAACAGCATTGTAGAATACCAAGGTGCTTGGTATTGCTTGGATGGTAAAATAGATTTTGATAAGTTAGCGTAATGAATTTTTACTGCACATCTTTAAGCAAAGACAAAGTAATCGCATACGACAGCACGGAGATAACAAAACATTTTCACAAAACTTCACTGAATGAAGCGGATCTAGTCTGCTTGGAAATAACCAAACGAGACTCTTTCATATTTGATGAAATAGAATTTAATTCGACGCAAGGAAAAGAATTCGTTGTAATTGATTTTACAGAATATGGATATGACAACACTGATGTTGATCATTTTTACGGAGTAAATACATCAGAACATGCTGGAAAATTTCCAAACACAGAGTATCTAAAGCTAGATGAAGCACTGAAGAAACGCAAAATAAAGTGTTACTTCAAAAGAGAGTTGCCTAGTAACCACGCAAAAGCTGAATTCACTATTTACCCGATAGAATATCCTTGTTTGCATAGAGAAGAACCAGAAAACAACTATGAATCATTTTGGGGAAGGTCGACGGATGTATTCTTTAATTGGGGATGGAGCAATCCCTCTCGTCCAAAGCTACACGCAGAATTTTACAATTCAGCACATCTGTTGAATTATTCAGTCGTTAGTCAAAGAAGTCATCTTGAAGGTCAGATCAAAGATTCAAGGGGATTGCCATTGATATTCACACAATTCATACCTCATCACTCAAGATTACACATGGATGAGGTTTTACATCTTCAGAGATCGTCCAGAATAAGCGTTAGCCTTAATGGATGCGGAGTAAAATGTTTTAGGCATGCCGAATCACCTGCTAATTCTTTAATGGCTTTACAAGAAAACTCTTTGAAGTGGACTCACGAATGGACAGATGAAAACGCAATCATTTTGCCAAACAAAACCAATGGTGAAATAGACGCAAAGGCATCCGTAGAAAAGATTATCAACTCTCTTAAAAACAAAGAAGAATTGTATATGAGATATTTGAATTGCGTCAGAACAAATAACAAATATAGAAAAGAGAATTACGCAAACCAAATCCTGTCCATCATTTCTGCATCTTAATAAAACAAATGGAAAAAATTATATATGACATCGGGGCAAATAATGGTGATGATCTTGCGTATTACTTAAAAAAAGCAGATGTGGTCGTTGCTTGTGAAGCAGATCCGAATTTATGCAATTTCATGGGAGAAAAGTTCCAAAAAGAAGTTGCTGACGGAAGGTTGATAATAGAAAACTTTGTAATCTCTGAAGGGATAGAATCAGAAAGAGTTCCCTTTTATAGGCATCTTCAAGCAAATATATTGAATCAGTTTCCAGAACCAAGTCAGGACAAAATTGGTGAATATGAAAAAATATATCTCCCTGCAAAGACTGCCTCATCAGTAATAAAGAAATACGGAGATCCTCATTACATTAAAATCGATGTAGAATTTTACGATCAAGCAATTTTAAGGGATCTATTTAAAAATGAAATTTATCCAGATTACATATCCGCGGAGTCTCATAACATTGAAGTGTTCTGCATTCTAGTTGCACTTGGAAACTACAATAATTTCAAACTAATAGACGGACAATCTATGAGTGACGCTTACAAAAACCATTTGATTAAGAATAATGATGGACTAATAGAAAAAATTACATTTCCTCATCATGCGGCAGGCCCGTTCGGTGATGACATCAAAGGAGAATGGTTAGATCAAAACAATTTCATAAATGTATTAGTTTCAGAAAAGCTAGGATGGAAAGACATACACGCAAAAAAGTGAAACCATGAAAGAATACCCAAACTACATAATCACTCCTGAAAAAAGCTATAAAAGCATAGCGTTTGATGATCCAAACGAGATATACAATGATCAATATTGGTCAGCACATCAGAATCATTCAACGATTGATGAGCAAGTAACCAATGTCATAGGAAAAAATGAGTTGGTAAAAGCAGAAATATGCTATGGAAATCCCAAAAGGATACTGGAGATTGCCTGCGCTCCGGCATACCTACTAGGAGAACTTGAAAAAGATTTTGAATGTCATGGAATTGAAATTGATCCTACATACAAAGATGAAATGCAAAAATATTGCCCTAATAGCACTTTGCATTTTGGGTTTTTCCCAAAGGTTACAAACGATTGGCCTAATAACTTTGTCTGCAACATTATTGCTTTGGATGTTTTAGAGCATGTGGAAGATGGGATAGGATTCCTAAAAGAGTGCCACAGGTTGCTAGCAAACAATGGAAAACTCATCATTCAATCACCAATTATTTTGGAAGATAAAGAAATGGTAGATAGGATGTTTTTCGCGAGAGAACATATTTGGATTTATGATTACCTACACCTTCAAAAATTGATGGAAGAAACAGGATTTGAAGTCACAGGGTTTAGCAGATTCCAAGTAGGTCATGAACAAGTTGTAGGAATTTGCAAAAAATAATATTGACCATCTATAAAATTTTTAGTAAAAGCAAAACAACTCGGTGTGCCTTCTCCGTATGAAGGTGACTCGGTAAGGGTCGCAAAAACTTACCAAATCTGGCCGCAAACAAAAGCTAGAGCGTGCCGCTAGCGACAAACCAAACCAAACTTCGTATCGTGACTGCACGCAGTCGCCGTACACCCTTGGGGTTGTCGCTACCAAAATTGGTTGTGACCACTTCAAGTCAACCAAACAAAACAAAATGGCTTCTTATTCTAATTGTATCCCTTTGGCTACGATTCAGAACTTTGCTTCCAAGGATGTTAACCGCATCATCGGACAAATCGCAAAGGTTCTGGCTCGCAAGTCTCCCTACATCAACTCCATTGATGGTGGAACGATTCCCAACGTCTCTGATGTTGTCCGTTCCGTTGTCGAGGAAATGGCGGTTCCTGCCGCTTCGTTGGCTAGCCCACAATTCGTGGATGACACGACTCTTTGCGGAGTCGGTGCTACTCCCGATGTTGTTGGCTCAACGGAGTATCAGTTCAACCTCCAGACCCTCCGCGGTGCTGGGCCTCGCGTCTGCGTCAAGCAGGCTCGTACAGCGTTCAAAGGTTCGTATCTCCAAGCTCAAGTCTCGCTTGAGAAGACGATCCTTCAGATCATCAACGCTGACATCCGTTACCAGTATCTCATCCAGTCCGGCGTGAAGTATGTTGTCAACTCGACACAGGCTTTCACCGCCAACCTCACTGGTGATATGCAACAGATCAACACCAAGTTCGCGCAGATCGCTCCTGACTCTGCTCTGAACTTCAAGACACTCTATCGCATCGGAACCTTCCTTCGTGAAGAGATGCTTGCAGAGCCTTTTGCCTCCAAAGAGGGTGAGTTCTTCCAAGTCATGCTCTCCGCTGACGCCATCGAAAACATCCGCAACGACGCAGATGTCAAAGAGGATCTCCTTTATTTGACCGCTGGTTCGTTCAAGCTGGGTGAGGACAGCATCAGTGGCTACCAGTTCCAAGGCTATCGCGGTTTCGCTTTTGGTATCGACCAACAGCCTCTTCGCGCTATCGCCGGAGCTAACGGCCTTCCATTTGGATCCGACGGCAATCTCTTGCTTGTCAATCCTATCGTCAGCTCTGCCGTTACCAACGGCTTTGCTCAACGCCGTAACCCATCATGGGTTTCCGCTCCTTACGAGGTCGGTTTCGTGATCGCCGGAGACGCCTTCAAGCGTCTTGTGCCTGAAACCTACGTTGGCGAGGGTACGTTCCGTTTCGCTCCCCAACTCGCTATGGGCGAACTTGAGTGGACATACTTCCGTGATAACGATTGCAACCTGTATGGTGACTTCGGTCAGCATATCTACCAGATTCAGCGTGCGATCCAACCGATCCGCCCACAGAATGTGGTTCCGATCCTGTTCAAGCGTTGCCCATTTGATGGTGCGCCTCTTCCTTGCTCGACCTCTTCGACAGGTCTGTAATAGGTAGTTAGTTATCGGTGATCGATGCAGGATAAAACTTGCATCGGTCACCTCAACTACTCACAATTACTGAAAAATGACACCGCAAGAATACTCCCTACTCACTCGACTAGTTTCTGGATGTGCATCTTGGAACAATTACTCCAAGACACTGATTACGAATCCTCAAATCGTAAATATTTCAAACTTCGCAGGTCTTTACGATCAGACCACTCAAACAAATGTTGTTCCAAATTCTCCAAATGTTGTAGCTATTGGACAAACAGAATATTCAAATGGTATTTCCGTAGCAAAAGGAAATCAAATTACATTTTCAAACTCTGGTGCTTATCTAATAAACTTTCTTGGTGCTTTTAGTGGTGGAGGTTCTTCTGCACTTGTTTATGTTTGGCTTGCGGTCAATGGAGTTACCATTACCAATTCCGCATACTCGTTTTACACAAACAATAATCAAGTGTTGGCTAATGTTGAGAATGTAAGAAATTTTAATGCTGGAGATACATTGCAATGGTATTGGTCTTCTAGTGGAACTGGAATGCAATTATCTTCATCACCAGCTTCTGGTTTTATACCTGCAACCAGATCAGTTAACATAACAATCGCACAATTAAACTAAAACCATGTCGCAATTCCCTGAAATCTCATCCAATCTCTCAACTGCCAACTTTAGAGCAAGCGTACTCACTTTCCTTAAAAATGGAATTGAAGTAGACAATACCACTGGTGGCCCACTGGCTGTAAAAGATCACAATGCGGCAATTTCAGGATCAACATTTTTTAACGACACAACTGCTCGCACAGGAAACTGGTATGCCATTCAGGTGCTAGCTACAGCAGTGTTTACAACGCTTACTGATTCTACTCGCACAGGTACTGCCATTAGCACATTCAGCTTCCCTGCTGGAACTATTTTCTTTGGTAACTTCTCTGCTATCACGCTGGCAAGCGGAACGATTATCGCATACAACGCTTAAACCATGCCATACCTTGGTCTAAAGCTAACTCCTGATGCTTGGCTTTATAGATATCCTGCTTTTGCTGGAGTTACTCTTCAATATTTACTTGTAGGAGGAGGTGGTGGTGGGCAAGACACCCAAAGAGTTCAATACGGAACTGGAGGAAATGGAGGCCAAGTTTTGCTAGGATCTAATAATTTTAGGAAAGGATATACATATTATATTTATGTTGGAAGTGCTGGTGCTAGTGCAAGATATGGAGATGGTAATAGTGCTACTTCTAATACAGAAGTAGCTGATCCAACGGATGGTGGAAATTCACAAATATATTCATCTCCATATACAAATATTACTGCTATCGGTGGTAATTCTGGAGTTACAGCACAATATCAAGGAACGCTTCTTGGAAATAACATAGGTGGATCTGGAGGAAATGGAATCACACTTCCTCATAATGATAGATACGGATTTAACGGAAATTACACGCAACTTTTTGGTGGTGATGGTATCCCTATTATTGATTTTGTAACTAATCTTCCAATTTATTATGCGGCTGGAGGTGGTGGTACTTATGGGAATGGTGACGATGCCACAACAGGAGGAAATGGATATGACAATTATGGAAGCGGAGGAAATGCAGGTTCCGTTGGAAATACTTCTAACGCAGAAAAAGGAAAACAAGGAGTAGTAAAAATCATGGGATCAAGTTCTCAATTTGGTCAATTAGGAACATTTACACCAACTGCACAAAGAGATGTAGTAGGATCAAATACAATTTTAACATTTACAACACAGGGACAATTTACTATCTAAAATATATGGCTACATTCGCTTTACTTGACTCAAACAATATTGTTTCTACTTTAATTTTAGTAGATGACCAAAATGTTCCTACAGAAGCAGATGGAATAACTTTTGTTAAAAACAACTACGGAAATGGAAATATAGAAGAAGGAAAACTTGTTCAATCATTTCCTGCTGGAAGTGGGAAAAGAAGGCGTGAGGCTAGGATAGGATTTTATTACGATAAAAATACAGATGGTTTTTATCCGCAAGTAAGGACAGAAAATCCAATAAAGTCTACTTATATAGACCTTCCAAACGGAACTTCTTATTGTGTTATTTATCGAAATGCTTCTTCATTGTTCACTGGTCTCATAAGAAAAACATTTTACGATCCTTATTTTGATATTGGACAATCTGTTCAAAATCTTTCTGGAATTAAAACATTAATAATTCCATCTGGAACTCCTCACGCAATTATTCGTGACCCTATTGAAAGGTTTGTTTCCGCTTATGCTTTGAGAACTGGCGGTGTTCCATGCTGGCTTGGTGTTGATGAATTTATTGATTGGCTTGGTCAGCAAGATCAAACAACAATTAACAAGCACTTCCGCAAGCAAACGCTTCTTCTTGGACTCACGCCTCCACAGGGAATCGTGTATCACGATTTCAAATCTGATTTTAATGAATTAGCCGCAATCTTTGGGCTTCCAACGCCAGTTCCAGTTATTAATGAAACCAGCACAGATAAAAAACCAGTTCTTACTGACGATCAAATAGCAATATTACGCACCATTTATGCTGACGATGTTGCATTATATGCCCAAGTATCTGCACAACCTACCATAGTTGCTCCTGCTCCTACTACGGATTCAACGACAACGGATGCGACTGCAAACCCAGTTGATAATTCAGCTAATCCTGATACAACAACTACACCATAATGCATTCTTCAGGACAAACGCCTCTACTTGGAGCCGCAACAAGTGCTAGCTTTTTATTGTTTTCGTTTGTTCCTGAAGTTCCTCCTCTTGCTCAATGGATCTGCCTCCTGCTATCAGCAACGGCATCTGTCCTTACGATCATTAAGCAGTCACACAAATGAAAAAGACTTGGGAAGCATTACTTCCATTTCTAGGAACAATACTAATGATTCTAGGAGGATGTACGCACGCCCCATCTTCAATTTCAGTAGCTCCAGCAGTAGACAACATTTCTGCGGTTCAAGGAAATCTTTCTGCGGTTGACAGCAAGTCAGTCGTGATCGAACAATGGCTTAAAACACAGAAATGAAAAGAATAGCATTAGCAATTTTATTTGTCATGGCAGTCGGTGTTCAAGCTACAACGATAACTAAAAATGACATTATCAAGACGATTGAACATCAGCGTCAACTAGTCCACCAAGCTCAAGATGAAGCGTCTGCCGCAAAGCAAGAACTAGGAGTAGTTCAAAATGCAGTAAACGCACAGACGGCAAAGTTGAATGAAGCAGAAAACCAACTAGACATCACTCGTAAAGAGTTGTCAGATGTTCGTCATCATTTCCACCTATTGCTATTGATCTGCTCTAGTTGCATTGGGTTCATTGTATTCGCTAGCATTCAGAGGTTTTCTTCAATTCTCCTTGCCTTCTATCCTCCTGCACTAGCCTCTGACTGGTTTATCTCTATCGGTGCTGGAATTGTAGCAGGAGGGGCGGCATGGAGCCTTCTAGGTCATCTGTAGTCAAGAACAAGCTAGAGCAAAAGCCACTTGGCTCAAAGAAAGCGATCTATGCAATCTTTGCCTCGGTTTCTGTCCTGATTGTTTTCATTGGTTCTGCGTTTTTGATCCTAACCCACGCAGAGGTGGCAAAAGATATTGTGGAATTGGCGAATCTTGTAGTTCTTTTTTTCGGAGCGATAACAACAACCCTAATCACAGGACAAGCAGCAATGGATTGGAAGGCAATATCGGCACTTCAACACATGGATCAGGATTCTAATGAAAGAATAGAAAGCAATCAGGCATTACCTGAATACGAATCACATACAACTGAACTTCGGCGTGATCCAAAAGACTACCTGTTAGCGCATGACACAGCGTTTTAGCAACTTCCTTCCGTTCATCTTCCAGCATGAATGCGAATTCGCCAAAGGTCACTACGGCGACTACAACTATGTCATCGCAGAAGAGGTAGCAGGTGATGATGGCGGCGTAACCAAGTGGGGTTGCGACTATCGTGAATTCAGCGAGAAGCCATTTAACTTAACCAAAGACGACATCCGAAACCTAACAAAGGAAGGCGCAACTAAACTATACTGGTACAACTGGGATAAATACCATGTTGATCAAATGCCAGAGAAAGTTGGAGAAGTCTGGTTCAACTGCAAGGTAGTCAGTGGAGCAAATCAGGCGTACAAGATCCTTTACAGGACAGGCAACAACGCCGCAAAATTTATAGCCGACCAAAAGAATGTGAACTCTCTGATTGTCAAAGCACATCCATCCGACGCCAAGTTTTTGAATGGATGGAATGCGAGGCTTGACGATTTAAGTAAATATCTGCATATCCAAAATGCGTGAAACACCCCAAGCCATACAATGTTTCCCCAGCGGGGTGGGAGGCAATTAACAAAGCCATTGCATTAGTTACGGAACATTATGAGAACATTGCGTTGTTCGTGAACTGGGTTGATGATGAAGGCGAGACCCAGCATTGTGAAATCCTGAATGGAAACGGATTTGCGTTAGAAAATCACATTGATAAATGGGTTGACGGGGAGTTTCTTCCTGATACTTACGAGGATGACGAAGATGACGACAAACCCAGAAAAGCAAAAACATAAACATGGCAAA